CATCCTATAGAAGAATGTTCAAGTGCAGGGTTTCTTCTCTTATTAAGAACAACTGTACCTATTTATTTAATTGACAAGTCTATAAGATGCTTAGTTCATTTCCCACGAGTAGATACTTTGTTAGATATGAACAAAAACCATATTTACAATAAAGAAGACATTAACAATAAATTTAAACAAAACGTGTTTAAAGATTATTTAAAAGATTTACCAATACCCACTAAACAAATGAAAAAATTGATGAAAGGCGAGGACATAACATTATATTATAATGATTTATTAGAAATTTTTAAAGATAGGCTAATACATGAGTAAGAATAATAATCATTTTGAAATTATCAAAAATAAAAGACTTAAACAAGTACATTCTACAAAAGAATTCTTTGCTGGAGAGACCGTTCTATTTATATGTTGTGAAGAATCAAGAATACCTTCTCAACACACAATACAATTAGATGTAAATTACCATGTATTAGACCCTATTGTAAAGTATATTAAGCATTCCTTTGATCCTAACGTAAAAGTAGAGGGACACTCTTTAGTAGCCATTAGGAAAATAAGAGAAGGAGATGAGATAACGAGAAACTATTACGAAACTGAGGAAATTATTGTAAAGGAATTTACTGATAAGGAAACAGGAGAAAAAGTAAATACAAAGAATCTCTATTTATATAACAATAAACACACTGAAGATGGATTACTATTTGATGCAGAATTTTGATTATGAGGAGAATAGAAATTTATTTTGGGAAGTGAATCCTGAATTTAAATTCACAGAACCCTTTGATAATTTTTATAATTCTTCTGAAAACAAGGATTATACTTCAGAAGTAATGTGGGCCATATATCTTTTTTGTGATATAAAGTCCCCAAAGATTAGACTTAGAAAGGACGAAAGAGAAGAAGATATTAAAAAATACTTCTTAAAAGATGATACTTTTAGCTTTGAGCATCATCAGGATTTAATAGATGCCTACCCAAAGGTAGTAATGACCAAGATTCAAAGAGAGTTGAAAGTATGGCAGGATAAGATAGAGGAGAGAAACAAGTTCTTAGAAACTGTTTCTTATAGCTTAGATACATTTGAAGCTCTGGATAAGATGATGAAAGACTCAAAACTTATTTGGGAATCTTTTGGAAAGATTTATAAGGAATACCAAGATGAGAACATTGAAACTAGGGCTAGAGGAGGAAGAGAAGAATCTTTCACTGAGAAATTAGTGAGCAAAGCAAATAAAAAATAAATAACACACACAAAACAATTAACTTAATAAAATTAACAATTATGTACCCAGTAAACAAGCCAAATCAATACAATCAACCAAAAGCTAAAGAAAATCCTTTACAGTTAAAGCATGGAAGTTATTTTTGGCTTTCAAGAGTTTTAGGAACGTACACTAAAGAAAGGTATGCACAAATGCAATTAGCCTTGGAAGAAATTAAACAAAGATCTGAAAATCAAGTTACTAACGAAGAAATTTCTTCTGAAACATTATAATATATTATGATTATTTTTATAGACCTCACTACAAATAAGATAGAGATTGATGGATGCGAAGATCCTGAGTTAGATGTGCAAAAAACTTTGCGAAAAATAGCAAAGAATATTGATAAGTATGAAGTAGAGCAGGTTTCTATAAAGAAAGAGATGGAAAAAATGATTAACAAAATTATTTCTAACAGAATTGTTATAAAGGGATTTAATGATGATGTTAAACCTAGAGAAACAAAAGATAAATGATTATAGAGACTTCTTATATTTTTCCTAAAATATATGACAATACACCTTTTATTAAGCATCACCCTGTTTTACATCCTCATAGTACAGCTTATGCTGAATATTGGACTAAAGAACTTGAGGAGTTTATTTTAGGGCTATGGAGAGAAGAACAAACTCCTGAAGGTATTCGTTGGAGGTATATGAATCCTCAATTAAATTACTTTACCAACTATCACACCATCACTATTCAAGATGGTAAGCAGCGTATTAAATCCAGGCCTAGCCTATTGGACATAAACTGGACAATATTAAATTGTTGGTTTATTTGTAGAGGATTTAGTGGATTTGACGGAGACGAGGAATATACATCTAATTGGACTGTAAAGTTAAAGGAAGATAAACTAATAAACCCTAATCTTCCAGATATTCCTCTAAAGTTTCTTAATAACCTTACTGACAACTGCTATAAGCAGGATGGCACCTTAAAAAAGTATATAGATCCTTTAGAATATCTTAATGGTACCCATGAAATAAATTTAGGCAATCCTTTATATGAAAATAACTCTTTAAACTTATTTCTACTAGGATCTCGGTCTGGAGGTAAATCCTTTATGGCATCTGCTCTTATGGAGCATGAGTGGCTATCAGACGGTGCTAAGACAGTGGAGGATTATTTATCAGGAAATAACAAAGTGGAAATATTTTGTGGATCAGCCAGTTCAGGTAAATCTTCTCAGCTTTTAGATAAATTCTCAAACTCTTTAAAGAATCTTCCTGGAGAGTACTTTGACAGAGAATATTTCCCTTCTCCTTTTAGCAGAACCTTCTCAGGTACCTTGAAAGTTGGTAACTCAAAGAATCCTTTTAGGTTTGAGTATGAAAAGAAAATAGGAAACTCTACAGTGAAAGAGGGGACAGGATCTCTTCTTATCCATGAAACCTATAAAGATAATAAGCAAGCTGCTGTAGGGGGTCGTTACAACGTACTAATAGTGGAAGAGGTGGGATTAGAAGACAAAATCCTCACTGTACATGGAGCAAATGAATCTACGCAAGATATGGGAGCAGGTAAGTTTGGATCATCATTCTACTTAGGAACGGGTGGAGACATGGAGAAAGTTATTGAGTCTGAGATTATCTTCAGAGACCCTGAAGCTTATGATTTCTTAGGATTTAAAGATGTCTACGAAGGTAGAGGAGTTATTGGATTCTTTCTTCCTTCTATTTACACCAACTTAGCTTATAAAGATGAAAACGGTAATACTGATGTAGATACCGCTTTGAAATACGAGATGGAGAGACGTGAAGAAAAGAAACAAGCAAATAATACGTCTGCCTATGATGAGTATATCATGTCTAGGCCAATTAAGCCTTCTGAAATGTTTCTCTCAAAAACTGGAAATAAGTTTCCTATTGTTATGCTTAGAGAACAGCAGGCTTCTAATGATAGGTACCAGTTTAAAAAACATTTAAGAACATTAGGACATCTTGTAGAAGATCCTGATTTTATTTCGGGAGTTAAATTTAAGCCTAACTTTGATTTGAGACCTATAGATAGGTTTCCTCATGATTCTAAGTCAGATTTAAAAAGTGCTTGGGAATTTTATGAACACCCTCCTGCGGGAATGATACCTCCTAATTTATTTAAGATTGTATATGACCCTATTAGAGATGAAGGAGGGGGAACATCCCTGGCGGCTATTTATGTTTACAAGTCTAATAATACATTAGATAATAATGGTAATGAGATTGTAGCTTGGTGGGTAGGTAGATACGATATGCCTGAAGAAATACATCTTAATTGTGTATTAGCTGCTAAATATTTTAATGCTCAAGTAATGTTTGAGAATAACATTATTGACTTTAAGAATTATTGCATGAGGACAGGGAACTATCATATTCTGGCCCCCACTCCAAAACAAATAATTGAGAAAGCTATAAAAGACCCTACGCTAAAGTATGATGTAGGAGTACCAATGACAAACCCTTTAAAGCAATATGCTTTAAGATTGGCACAACAATGGCTGTTAGAGGAGAAGAAAAAGTATGTAGAAGAGCTAGAAGATGGTACTAAGAGAGAAATAGTGGTGAGAAACTTAAATACTCTTAAAGATGATTTGCTATTAGAAGAGCTCATACAGTTCAATGACAAGGGAAACTTTGACCGAGTGTCTGCCTTTCTCTTACTAATGCTTTGGCTAGAGCAAGATAAAGAAATGATTATCAGCGAGTCCGAAGAAATAGTGAAAAAAACGTCAAATGATTTTTATAAAGATTTATATAATAACCAGTTAAAAAACACCAATTTACTGAAATATTAAAATAATTTTTATAAAAAAATAATTTTTAATTAATTTTGTTTTTTTAAATAAACTAAAAATGGTAATAAACGATAGTTTAACCGCACAATTCTTAAACATGCCTGGAAGTGATAGGCTAAGTTATAAGAAAAAAATAGCTGATAACTATGCCTGGGCAAGGCAGAGAATGGATTACCTATGCAATCAATATAATTATTATAACGAAAGGAAAGAAAAGTTTAAAATCAACTACGAGTTATATAACGGTAGAATGGATTTTACAAGTTATATAAATACAGGAAATATAATTGAGAATGAATTAGGAATGGATATTCCAGAAATGGAAATAAATCAAAGTGATTTTATACATTTTCCTATACTACAGAATGTGTTGCATGACCTAGAGGGTGAGGAAATTAAAAGACCTTTTAATCTTAGAGTGGTAAGTACCAACTCTACAAGTGAATCTGTGAGACAAAGAACTCGTAGAGAACTTTTAGTTGAGAATACTTCAAAGATTGTCAAGCAAGATTTACTCTTAAAAGCAAAAGCAGCCAATCAAAAAAGATTGGAAGAAATAAAGGCTCAGATGGACCCGTCAATGGACCCTCAGTATTTAGAGAAATTACAAGAAATTACAGCTAACTTAGATGCTCAACTAGAGGAAACCATTAACAAAATGACTCCTATTGAAGTAGAGACTTATATGTCTAAAGGCTTTAGATTGCCTGAAGAGAAGCTTACAGATGAGCTACTACAGTACCATATTCGTACAGATAGAATTAAATTAGTTTTTGATAAGGGCTGGAAAGATGTAATTATTACAGGAGAAGAGGTATATTGGACAGGAGAGTTGAATGGTAGACCTACCATCAAAGCTTGTAATCCTTTATATTTTAACTATGCAAAATCTAAAGATGTAGATTTCTTAGATGAAGCAGACTGGTGTACTTATGATGAGTACCTTTCTATTTACGAGATTTATCAAAAGTTTGGAAATATAATTACAGAAGAAGAAAGAGAAGTGTTTGACAAATATGAGTCTACATTAAACTCTCCATCAGATTCTAAGGTGTGGGAAATTATTCCTAATGCTATTATGAATCCTACAGATTCTGAGGCTACCCCTAGCTGGATAGATCCTTGGGAAGACAATTACAGTGATAATTTTAAAATCAGAAGACTAAGAGTAACTCACGTTGTTTGGAAATCTTTGAAAAAAATTAAATATATTTTCAGATTAAATGAAAATGGTACCCTAGAAAAGACTATTGCTGATGAAACGTATGTTTTCAATAAAGAAACAGATGTTAAGCAAGAGATTCTATGGATACCTGAATTCTGGCATGGGTATAAAATATTTACCAATCCAAAGGTTTATTTAAAGCTTGAGCCTATTCCTAATCAATATAGAGACGTTGATAATCCTTTCCAGATTAGAGGCCCTTATACAGGATCTGTTTATTCTGCAAGAAATTCAGCTCCTATAGCAATTGCAGATTTAGGAAAGCCTTGGCAGTTCTTATATAATGTAATTATCAATCAAATTATTGAATTGATGAAAACAGATATAGGAAATGTATTACTAGGGTTACAAGAGCAGATTCCAAAAGAAATGACTCCTACACAGTGGATGACTTATATTAAGAAGTTTAAAGTGGCCTTGATTAGTGCTTCAAAAGAAGGAGATTTGAGAAATATGGGTGTGGACCCTAATTATTGGAAATCAATCAACCTATCTCACGCTCAGGAGATAAACCAAAAAATACAACTATTAGAGTATATTGAGAAAAAAATGGCTCAATCTATGAGCTATAACCCTGGTAGACTAGGTCAGCAATCTCCTTACGAGTCTATAGGTAATAATCAACAAAGTATTATTCAGTCTTCAAATCAAACGGAGAAATGGTTCTACATGCATAATTATGTAAAAGAAAGAACTGTTGAGAATTATATTGAAATATGCAAGGTAATATATAAGGAAAATCCATTAAAGGCTTCTTATATTCTTTCTGACTTGAGTGTAGCTACATTGAACACAGAGGTGGCAGATTTTGCAAACTATAACTATAAAGTGTTTATAACGAATACATTAAGAGATACAGAGATTATTAGTCAATTGAAAAACTTGATTCAGCCTATTATTCAAAATAGTGGGGGAGATTTAAGAGTGGCTACAGAGATTCTTACTACAGAGAATGCTACAGAGGTTAAAAATATCATTGCTAGAATTCAGGAGCAAAAAGAAGCTAAAGAAGAGCAAATGCAAAAATCTCAACAAGAGCAACAAATGCAAATGCAGCAAATGCAAATTCAAGCTAAACAAGAAGAAATGAAGATGCAGAAACAAATAGCTGATGATAGAAATGCTGTAACATTGAAGTCTGCAGAGCTAAATGCTCAAAGATTAGAAAGAGCCAACGATATTGACCAGGATGGAACAAACGATTTGATTCAATTACAAATGGAAAAGAACGAAAATGAATCAAGTGTAGAGCTCAATGACGCTAAGATAGCACAGATACAACTTCAGAATAAAAAAATTGAAACAGAAATTCAACTAATGAAACAAAAAGGGAAAAAAGATTAATCCCTTATAAACACTGGGTTTGCTGATTAATTTTTTTATTCTAAGAAAAAAATAATTTATAAAAAAATAATTTTTTTTCAATTTTGCAGTACAAAACAATTATTTCACACACACACATAAACAAACAATATGCAAGAGAACAATTTAGATTTTGAAATTATAGAATTCAATGACGATCTTTTAGATGATAATAACCTATCAGATAAAATAGAATCTATAAACGAAACAGAGGAAACAAATGAGGAAGAAGAAGACGATGATGATTCTTCTTTAGTTAACGCTGATTTGATAGATGAAGATAATATTGACGACCTTGATCTTAATGATGAAGAAAAGGAAGCAATATTAAATAAGAAAAAAGAAAACGCTTCTTCTCAAAAAGAAGAAGATGAAGATTCTTCAGAAGAAGGAGATGAAAATTCAGAGGTAGATCCTTTAAAAATATTTGCTTCAGAATTACAAGAAAAAAATCTTTTAAATCTTCCAGAAGATTGGGATGGATCAGAAGAAGCTTTGTTTGAAGCTTATGAAGCTACTTTAGATGAAAGAGCTTTAAATTTAGTAAAGAGTTCTTATAAAATAGATGATCCTAGAGTAGACGGTGTTCTTAATTTTTTGAAGAATGGTGGAAATATTGATGAGTATATCAATTTACACGCAGAGACAAATTGGGTGGACGTAGACATTGAAGATGAAGATAATGCTACAGCTCTTGTAAAAACATATTTAACTTCGGTTAAAAATTTAGAAGAAGAAGAAGCAGAGTCACTTTTAGAAGGATATAAAGAAAAAGGAAAGCTATTTAATCAAGCTAGTAAAATACAAGCTGATTTAAAGGTTTTCAGAGAAAAACAAGAAGACGATCTTATAAAATCTCAACAAGAATATGCTCGTATCCAAAGAGAAGAGTATATTAAGAGTGTAAATAAAATTAGAGAGACTATTCAAAGTGGTAAGAGCAATAATGTAGTTATTGCTAAAAACCAAAAAAGTAATTTTGAAGATTTTATCTTTTCACCACAAGAGATAAGAAACAATAAGGGAGAGGTTGTAGGAAGAGCTACAGGGTTTAAACAAAAATTAAATGAGTATCTTTCTGATCCTGAAAAAATGGTAGCATTAGCTTACAAAATATTTGAAGGATTGTCAGATAAGTCAGATAAAGTTGAAGTAGCAAGTAAAGAAAAAAGTAAATTGGCGGAAAGTTTGAGAAGAGCTTCTGGGAAAACAAAGCCAAATACAATTAAATTAGAATTCATAAATTAAATATTCAAAAATAAAATTAAATTAACATGAAATTATCACAAAGTAAATTCGGTATTATAAAAGCTCCTACGATTACAGGTGATCGTAACTGGGGTATGAACTATACCAACTTAAACAATCTATATGCTGCAGGTTTGATTAAAACAGACGTAGACGCATTAGGTGGTATGGGTCAATTAGCATCAATGAAAACATTGTTTGACGGTACTGCACCATTATTGGAACTAGCTCAAGGCTCTGACACTATCACTATTGAAGGTGACAAAGTAGAATGGGAATTCATGGTTTCAGGATACAGACCAGCTCTTATCGTGGAAGACGTTGAAGCAGGAAACCTTACAAAAGGTATTGCTCAAAGAGAGTTTAAAATTAAACTTGACATTGGAACATTTGTAGAAGGTGATACATTGGTATTCACTGACAGCAAAAAATTCAATATGCGTGTAAGTAAAGCTCCAGTTAAAGAAGGATCTTTCACAGTTTACACAGTTAAATTGATGACTGACAGCCCAAGCTTGTTTGTTGACAATAGTTTGTTCACTCCAGGAACAAGAGTAATGAAAATGCACTCTACTTATTCTGAGGCATCTGTAAAAGGTGGTTCAATGAGTGTTGATGCTATCGGTAAAATTAAATTCCGTTCTGGATTGACAAGATTTAGAAAACAATACCAAATGACAGGAGATGCTGCTCAAAGAAGATTGAACGGTAACTTGTCTGAGGCAGATTTGTTGATCTTGGCAGGAAGAAAAGCAGGTGAGAGCCAACAAGCTTTCCAAACAAGAATTGCTAACGCATTGAGCAAGAAAAATACAGGTAACATGTATATTACTTCAGTTGCTGAGGTTAAATTCAACAAAGAATTTGAAATGGAAAAAGAACTTCACTTGATGTATCAAAGAAGTACTTCTACAGTTATTGACGAGTCTACAGGATACTTTGTAAACCAAGGTCCAGGTCTTCAAGAGATTTTGGAAGACGGATACAGAGAATTCTACAACACTTTCTCTATTGGTCTTATCAAAGACTTCTTGCAAGATATATTCTTCGGAAGAGTTGCTTACGATCAAAGAAATGTTGTAATGTGGACTGGAGAGATTGGATTGAGATTGTTTGATGAGGCTATCAACCAAATAACTCAAGGTTTCTTCAAAGATATGAAAGATTATTTCATCAAAACAGATGGTGCTTCATTGGTACCAGGTGGACCAACAGGATTGTCTTACACTGAAACTCCATACACTCAATACAAATTGAAATTTGGTGGTTCATTGACAGTTATGCACATGAAAGCTTATGATGATGTAACTTTCAACACTATCTTAGATGAGAATGGTTACCCAGCAGAGTCTTCAAGATTTACATTCGTTAACTACGGATTGGGAGATGGTTTTGGTAAAAACATTTCTTACTTGAAATCTAAGAGAGATGTAGCTTACGGTTACGAAGGTGGATTGTCAAGCCCTTACGGAAACAACCAAGGAGCATTGATGTCTCACTCAGGTGACTTCTGGACAGTACATAGAATGGAATACGCAGGTATCATGGTAAAAGATGTTACAAAATGCGGTGAGTTGATTCCAGCAGTATTAAGAGGAAAATAAAACCCGATAGGCTTTAGGGTATGAGCCATCTAATCATACCCTTTTTTTTTCTATCATTTGATAGAAGGATAGCAGGAGGGAGGTATGGATCTCTCTGGTCTCATAAACCAGTTTAACCAGTTCGAGTCTGAGTCGTTGCTACTATTTTTTTTTAAATCACACAAACAACAAAACAATGAGTACATTATTAAACAAGAGGGTAAAAATTTACCCAAACATTAAAAAGAATAAGCATTGGCAAGTAAATATTGACCCTGCTTATAGACAAGCTTCTGAAAGCTATGCATTTTTGGCTAATGCTAATACCATTAGACCTCAATTTGATGAGAATGCTTACAGATACAATCTAGGTCCTATCAATGATAGATACACTGATGAACAAATAAATGAATTAGTAAGAAAACTTGCATTAAATGATGAGTATACTAATCAAAAAATAACTTCAGCAGATCCTTCTAATAGAAGAGACCCATTCTTTACACATACTAAGTGTAGAGCTAAATTAGGAAGAGATATTCAAATTCTTGACCTAAACAAACCGACAGAAGAATTGATTTATGCAATCATGTCGGCAGATTCAATGACAGTGGTGGGAGAGACTTCTCTGTCTAAACATCCAGCCGCAGAGTGGATTATTGAAGATGAAATAGCAGATGCTACTGTGAGAGAGTCTAAGCGTGAAAAAACAAGTAAATTACACGAAAGATACAACAAACTCACACTATCTCAAAAGAGAGACATGAGTACCGCTTTAGGTATTAAATTGACAGGAGATGAGAAAGAAGTGATTATAGAAGACTTATTGTACTCTAAGATTACTGAAAACACCAATAAAGAAACCTTGGCAGCTATTCAAGATTTATTTATTGAGCTATCAGATTCTAAAAATAAAGCAAAATTGGAAGTTACTATCAATGTTGAGAAAATGTACCAATATGCAGTGTTGAGAAAGGAAAATATTAAAGTATTCTTTAACGGAGAGCAACTTCAAACAGATACTATAAATATTATTGATTTCTTACAAAAACCAGAAAATTCATCATTATATTTAAGCCTAGAAGAGGCTTTAAAAGCTAAAATGAAATAATGTTTTCAATAAAAGAAGCCCATTATAAATTTAAACAACATGCTAACAAGGTAGATGGGTTAAGAAACGCTAACTTTCTTATACCTCAGATAGATGAATATCTTTTTGAAGCATATATAATTTATATTGAAAATATTTGCGAACAACTAGAAATAAACCAAAAAAGAAGAGATGACATAAGGGAGCTGGAAATAAAAAATTTTCCACTCCCAGTCACTAAGATTAACGAAGACTATTACACTGCAGATTTACCCGCAGATTATTATAGATACTTAGAGTCTTATTCTGTATGCTTTACAGAGAAATGTCCAAAGAAAACTATTAAGAATTTTTTCATACAAAAGGATGATATTTATACAAATGATCCAATGTTTAATTCTTCTTATGTGTTTGAAAGAGTGAACATGGATATGTCAGGTAATAAGTTATACCTATACTATGAAGGATTCGATATAGAGAAAATATTTCTTTCTTATATTAGAAAACCTTTAAGGCCAGGAAATCCGCAAGATTTTACTTATGGAAATGGTACATATAACCTTCCTGATGGCACCCCTGCTGTTCAAAGAGATATAGAAATCAACTCCACTTTCCAAGCAAACAAGATTATAGATATTGCAGTATTAATAGCAATGAGAGATGTGGGTAATACTATAGATTTTGAGTCACAATTAAATAAAATTTTAAACATATCAAAAATTTAATAAACCTTAAATAAATTTCAAAATGAGATCAAGAATTCAAAAACAAATGTTCCTTCCAACTGCCGCAGTAGCAGGTAGTGCGACAGGATACGGTATTGTTCCAACTGGTACAGCGTTTTATAATGCTACCACTAAACAATACTTATTAAGACCAGGTCAAATCGGATTTTACAATGCCGCGACCAACACAGCAGTAGATGCTACTACTATCGTAGGAGTAAAATCTATTTTTATTGCAATTGGTGTAGATAAAACTGCATCTAAATTAACTTCAGACAATGTAAGATTGGCTTCAGGTGAAACTATTACATCTTGTTCAATTGATGATGCAAGTGTAGTAGCTCCACAAGCAGGTGAGTCTAACAAAGCTAAGTTTAACTTCTCTTGTACAGATTGTTCACAAAACTATTCTATTGGAATCAGAATTAACGATCCTACATTGAACTTTTTCTACCCAGAAAACAGATACCATGTAGAATTGATTTCTGTTCAATCAGAAGAGTGTCCTTCTTGCGATGGAGATTGTAACTATACTCACGATTGTGAAGAAGTTGCATTGAAATTGAAAGCAGAGATTGAAGCAAATGAACTATTGTCTAAATATGTAGACGAAGTAAGAACTTCTGCAGATCCAGTTAGTCCAATAACTCCAGCAGCAGGTTTCTCTTGTGCAATCGAAGTTACTTTCAAAGTAAACACTGCAGAGTGTGTATGTTTCCCTCCATCAGAAGCTATCATTGATAGATATACTATCGGTTCTATTCAAGTAATCTTGAATTCAGCTTGGGCTCCAAATTCTACAAGTGTTTCTGTAGACAATACAGGAATGCAATTGCCAGAAGGTCATGGTGCTAAGTTGCAGTGGGAAGAATACCATGAAATGCCAGGTGGTACAGGTTTCGATGGTTTGAACAGTGAAGTTGAAACTACAGGAGCTCCTTACTATGCTCAATTGAATGTATCAAGAACTAAAAACCTATTGGTAGATTGTAATCAAACATATTGCCAATATGTATTAGGATACCATACAGTTTCTCCAAATGAGAATGCAAACAGCATGAACTGGAATCCAAACTTTATCACAACTATCTTAGTTCCAATTTCACATAGTACTACTCAAGCAGCGGTTGAGGCTGCGTTAAATGCTTTTGTAACTACAGGACCTTGTGGAAAAACAATTGACCTTCAGTGTGATTAATTATAAAATTAATATTATTAAGTAAAATTAATTAATATATTGTTTTGTGTGTGGAGTAGGTGGTAGAGGAAACTTTACCGCCTATTTTTTTTTTATATACATAACATAAATTTTATAATATAAAAATTAATACTTACTTTTGTTAAATAAAATATAAATATACATGAAAAGAATTAATATTATTTCAGAGACAATTTATAAAGGCCAGCATAAACTTGTTAATCAAGGTGCCTTTGTTAATATGTCAGACTTAATGGGAGATATATTCTCTTGTTTTGGAATCACTTGTTGCAATGGGCTTCTTGCCAGCAAATCAGATTTCTTTTTAAGAAAATCAGCTTTAATTTATAGCAGAAAAAAACCAGGTGCCAATTGGCAATCCTTAAATAAAATGGTTTTAGATGTTTATAACTGTTTTGTAGGTACAATACTATGTCCAGGATCAAGAAGTGCACAATGGTGGATAACTACAGATGTTATTAGACCCGCAAAAACTGTTGAAACTATCAACTTCACCCCAATTATAGAAAAAGTATTAGATTGTTGTGGCATTATTAACACATGTATTCCAATAAACTTTAGAGCTTATCAGGAAGATTGGGTAGCAGCAGGAATATCTAATGAAGCTGATTTCTTAGCATTACTAGTTGCTATGGGTAATGGAACCCCAGTTGTAAGTAATTTTTCATTATCATCATCCATTCCATCTGCAGTAACACTAAACAATTTTATTGCAGCATCTATTTCAGGAGCAGAAATACTAGACTTTACATTCTTAACGCCTTCTTCTGAGTTAAATTTAATAACTACTCTACCTATAGAAACTTCTTATATAGATGTTTCTGGGCAAGCGTTTAATACAGATAGTTTAGATATTTTAGGAGGATTATTCTTACAAGGTACTTTACCTAAGAGTTATTGGGATAGTTCAAGCCAATTATCTTCTGACCAACCTAGTGCGGGTGTTCAGGCAGATTTAACTGCAGATGTAAACACTGTTACTTTTTAATAAATAGACTGCATGTACATAATATCAGAAGCAATTTTTAAGGGACAAGGTAAGGCTGCTAAATTAGCAGGCTATACCAGTTTCAGCAATATATTATGTGATATATTTAATTGCTATAGTCTAACTTGTGATGCTACTTCAAATACCTATTTAAAGAAAGCATATATCATTAAATCTAATAAAAGGCCTAAGAATAAGTTTATTTCTCTTACAAAGCTTATATTAGATATATATAACTGTAAAGCAGGTACTACACTTTGTGTAGATTCAACTGATTTTCAATGGTGGATAGATGGAGGTCAAATTAGACCAAAAGCTACTATTGAAACTTTGAACTTTGACAAGATAGTAACTAATTTGCTAATCTGTTGTGGATTAGTATCTTGCGGTGGATGTAGTTTAGCAAATGCTACAGTAGATCTATTAGACTTAGCAGGTAATCATATTGCATATATATTCCCTAATAATACTATTTGCCCCCAAGCAACGGTGCCTCTAAATGATTTAGCAGGAAACTTACTAGGATATATTCTTCCAACTAATACAGATGGAACTACAGAGGAAATAAAAGATTTAGCAGGAAATACCCTAGGATGGGCATATTAATAATAATAAAATAAAAATATAAATGGCAACAGTAATAACAAACACAGATATAGGAGCTTTTTTGGGATTTTCAGGTAGTCCTTTAAAATTAGTCGCTCAAGAACAACTAAGAGGACAAAATTATATAGTTGTTTATGGAAACAATAATTCTATACAACAAAATGGATTTGAATTATGGGATAAATATAATTTTGCAAAAACTGTTACTCCTTATGGGCAACCATTATCTTCTACCAATAGATTTACAGTTTTTGTAGCCCCTGGGGTATATTCCTTATATTCAATAATGTTTCCTGAATTAACTTTAGATACTCCTTATATTGATATAATTTCATTGTCAGGAGAAGCAGATGTATTTATTACTTCTACTTTAAGTAGTGTGCCTTTAATAGTAGCAACTTCTGATATTAGATTAAGAGGATTTGATTTAGGAAGTCAAGCTATACATATTAATGATTCTTATAATAATAATTATTTTGAAAATATAATTGGAGGAAATTTTAACTTTTCTCATCCTTCTAGTAATGGGGATATTGCAGGTAATTTTAAAAATTGTGTAGGAGGGTTATATTCTTTTGGGGATGCAGATAGTAGCCAAACTGTAATATATTCTACATTTGAAAGCTGTATTGCAGAAAACTGGTCATTTGGTTATACATTAACTGATTCTAATTTAAAAAATTGCACTGCAACATCTAATAGTTTTGGTTATAGTGAAATAACAGGGTCTACTTTAATTGACTGTAAAGCTACAGATTTTTCTTTTGCTAACGATAAAGGAATTGATGATTCAACACTAACAAATTGTATTGGAGGAGATCGTTGTTTTGGTTCCGCTCTTAGTGGAACTACTTATGTAACAAATAGTACACTTATTGATTGTACTGCTTCAGAATCTTCTTTCAGTAATTATATTGAAAATTGTGTGTTTAGAAATTGTAAAGCAAGGGGGCAGTCATTCGGAACTACTTCTAATTTAACTATAATTTCTGAAATTATTAATACTACTTTTACTGATTGTACCGCATCAGCTTATTCATTTGGAGTTCGTAATGGTGCTGATGTTACATTTACAAACTGTACAGCACTTGAAGAGTCTTTTGGAGCTGACCAAGCAAATGCTATATATAAAAACTGTACAGCAGGTGCAAGTTCATTTGGAGCAGGTACACAAGGATGGCCTACTTTAATTGCAGGAGGACAATTTTATAATTGTGTTGCTGGTGCAAACTCTTTTGGTACTAATTTTGCTAATGGAGTGTTTCATTATTGTTTATGTAATGGTGGTGGAGGATTTCAAGGAGGAACACAAAGTGGAATGGGAGGAAATGCTTATTACACTACAGGTATTTCTTCTGCTATTGTAGGTACAGCAATCTATTGTTCTGATGGGTCTCTTAATCCTGTAAACGTTGGTTTAACTTCAACAACAAATAATATATAAGAATATGAAATATTTAAAATTAAAAAATAATAATTGGGTAGAAATTACTGCCAATAAAGTTGATACTAAGAATGAGGAAACTAAATTAGTTACAACTACTATTGAAAATGTAGAGGGTACTGCTCCAAAAGCAGATGCTAAAAAAGCTCAAGATAAATTAAATACACTATCGGTTAAAGATAACAAAAACTTTGAATTACTTTCTGCAGTTTATATTGGAGGAGATATTGATAAGTTAAGTGTAGAATATAATTTATCTGGAGAATATAGTCAAACTTTTATTTAGTAAACTCAAAATTAATTCTCATATTTGCAACATATCTTTTAAAAATAATTTATGCCAGACTTTGCAAATGAAAGAGAAAAAAATATAAGATTCCAAATTACTTTAAATGAGGAACAAAAACAAGCAAAAGCGATTATACTTGAAAATAGTATAACTTATATCGCAGGTAAAGCAGGATCAGGTAAAACCTTAGTATCTTGTCAAGTAGCTTTAGATTTGTTTTTTAAAAAGCAAGTAAAGAATATTATAATAACAAGACCCGCTGTAGAAGCAGGAGAAAAACTAGGCTTTTTGCCAGGAGGATTGGAAGATAAATTAGATCCTTATGTACAGGCCATCTATCAGAATTTTTATTCTTTATACAAGAAAGAAAAGATAGATAGCATGATAAAAGAAGGTTCTATACAAATAAAACCTTTTGCTTACATGAGAGGAAGTACATTTTGTGAAGCTGTAATTATAGTGGATGAAGTGCAAAATACTACTGAGAGTCAGGTAAAAATGGTGATGGAAAGATTGGGTAAGGGAAGTAAAATGATGCTATGTGGAGATATAAACCAAATAGATTTAGGTAGAGGAATTACTTCTGGAATAAAATTTTTAGACTTTTTACAAGAAAACGAATTAAAAAACTTTAGTAAAATTGTCCTAAAAAATAACCATAGAGATCCAATTGTAGAGGAGATATTAAACTTATACGAAAGTTTCAAAAATAAATAAAATGAATTTAAATTTAGAATTTAGTCAGCATAGTTGCAAGTATATTTATGTAAATAATACTTCTGAGTATGATTTAACATTAGGAAACATTGTTTCTACCTATGTTAATGTATTGACTCCTGGACAAACTATAACTAAAAAACTATTAATTCCTTTTGAAGGACAGCTTACTTTAAATGCTAAAAATTTAGGACAACAAACTAATCTTAGCAAATACTTGCAAGATATTTTAGAAGGATACTATACATTAGAATTAGTAGTTGAACAACAACTTGATGTTAATAGTCCAATAGTAACAAACAAAGAAACTTTTTGCTATTTTAATACATGTCAATTAGATTGTACCATTGATAAGAGAACTTTGGAACTTTTACAAAACAAATGTTGCAATGAAAATGATTGCACAGGTAAATTAAGACAAGAGACAAAGGATATTGAAACTTTAAAGTTATATAGAGAAGGATTAAAATCTTCTGCCAGCCTTTGTAAAAAAGAAACTGCTACTGAAATATATGAATGCCTTCAATACAAATTAGAGGTGCTAAATATTGATTGTGGCTGTAAATAAATAAAAAGATGACATTAAGTACTTATAAAGATTTATTGTGTGATTTAGATGCTCAAATTTCAAAATTAGTGCAATCTTTTTGTAGATCTGAAACTTATGGATATAAAACCTGTAAAGATAAGTTACAAAAATTAATCCACACAAAGCAATTATTAGGAAATAACTTTAACTTACCAGAAATGAGTAAGTTATTTTTTAGTTGTACTAGTAATGAAGATGGGTCTGTTAAAACTATTAAAAGATTTAATAAGATTGTTGGTAATAAAGTTGAGTTGATAGTAAAAACAATTACTAAGACTATTGATACTTCAAGAGAATTTAGATTTGAATTGCCTGCAATACCTAATACAGATGGATTTTATATTTATTCTTTATGGATAAATTGTCAAATAAATACTGTAGCAGATGTAACAAAAGTATTAGAAATACTAGAAAAAGCAAATTATTTAGGATTTTTTAATTTTCAATATGATGCTATTAATAATGAAATTTTTTCTAATGAATCTTATTTGTACACTGAAACATTTGCTTATGAATATGTACACTTTGATGTAATAAATACTCTTCAGTGTTTAAATACAAAAACAATAACTCATCTAATAGAAAGAATTAACTAGAAATTAAAACAATATGTGTGTAGATTGTAACCCTTTAGAAACCAATACTGGATTAGTCCAGTACTCTGGGCCTGATTTAGTTATATGTAATGGAGTATCTATTACTAATGGAGAATTGCTTACATCTGTAATTGCTAAGTTTGATAATTGCATTGGAATACTCCAAAGTCAATTAGATATGTCAAGTTTAGTAGAAAACAGTCCTTGTATTAATTTAACCAAAACTTCTTTATTAACAGTATTACAAAGTATATTAGATACTGAGTCTGCTTATTGTACTCAATTACAAACATTGAATACTCAAATAACTAATTTACAGCTTCAAATAGATAATTTAAATTTAACTAAACCTGTCACTGTAACTGCATGTGATCCAACTAGAGTTACTTTAACTGAGACTCCTAGTTCAAAAACTTTTAAAGTAAATGGGTTAGTTCCACCAAAAACTATACTTCCTTATTTTGGATTACCAACAGATTTTAGTCCTAATGGATTAGGAATAGCAGGTACAGCAACAGCAGGGTGGGCTATAGCTAATGGTTTAAATGGAACCATAAATGCTTTGAATCAATTTATAAGATATGGGGCTTCAGCAATTACTACTCCTACAGGAAATAATTCAGTTACTTTAGGTGTACCAAATATCCCACCTCTAACCTTTAATGTAAATGCTAATTTTAATTTATCAGGGACTACTGATGAAGGAGGAAAACACAACCATAACTTGGGGATAAGTAACGATGTAGGTGACCAATATTATCCAGCAGTAGCTTCTTTTGATGGGAAGGATTGTGGAGGAGAAACTAGAATAGTGGGCCCTAATACAATAGACCCTACTGATTCTAGTACATTATGTAATATAACTACTCCTGTTAATAACTTTAGTCCTGTTCTTTTAGGAGGTTCACACTCGCATACTTTTAATGCAACTGCAACAGGATCTTTTACAGGTAATACTACAAATGATAATGTTCAAAGTATCAGTGTTGTACCCCAACATATACAAGCTATTCCTATACAATGGGTAGGTTGTTCATAATAAATAATAATAAAAAATAATAATAATATGTGTAATAATTATCCAAACTGTAACTGTTCTAGTTGTTCACCATGCCAAAGTTGTACTCAAGTAACACCTACTTGTAATTGTACAACTACTTGTACTTGTACTACTGAACAATTTACAGAAGAATGTCCTTGTGGATTACAATCTACAAATTGCTTAATTTATACAGGAGATAATCTACAAGATTGTGCGGGAGATGATTATCTTCTTAGAGGCACTAATTTTAATGATTTTTTATCTCAACTTTGGGATACTGTTAAATGTGCTGCAACTCCTTCTACCAATACAGTAACATATGATGGAGCAAATATAAGAAACTGTGATAATACTGCAACAGTTGTTGCTACAGGGTCCTCTTTAACTGTCGCTCTAAATAATATTTGGAATGCAGTTAAATGTTTCTATAATGATATTAGACTAAGACAAGCTGTATGGCAAGGAAGTGCTACTATAACTGTTGGGCCATCTCAACCTGCTCCTTTTAATAATATTAACACTGCTTTAGCTGAATTATCTCAATATCATTTTGATGATTCTAATATTATTCTAAGACTAGAGAATGGTACATATATTTTAAATTCTCAATATGAATTTGATGCATTATTGCTTGATAAAAATGTACTATATGTTGAGTCTTTGTCAGGAGTAAAAGACAATGTTATACTTAAAGGGTCCGCTGGAGAAGGAGTGCATAGTTTTTCTGCAGGATTTATTTCTTTTAGTAATTTAACTTTGGCTTCTGAAAATAATGCTCCTATAATAGGATTATATGCTACAGGAGCACACGCTGTTTTAACAAATGTTAAAATAACAAATAATTCTAGTTCATCAACATTGTTTGTTGCAGCTCAAGGAGCTAGTTTACAATTCAATAATTGTACATTTGTGGATTCAAATACTGTAAATAACTCTCCTGTATTTTATGCTGAAAGACAAGGAAATATTACCATATCAGGAGGTACCTATACAGTAAATAGATATTTCTTTATATCAAGAGATTCAAGTTTGTATTTATCTGGAAGTTCTGTTTTGTATACAAATCCTAGTGATATATCTTTATTTGTTTTATCAGGAAATAGTACTGGTACTATAATTAATACTCCTATAGGAAATACGAATCCTAGTGGACCACCAAGCAAAGCTTTTTTACTAGAACAAAGCACCCTTTATGTACAAAATATTTATAATGTTGCTACAAATTGTATTGCAGGATTTCAAACAGCTTTTAATGTTACAGCAAATTCTAATGTTAATATTGTAAATCAAAATAATAACTCTGAATATATTAATAAATATTTTTGTATTACAAGTGCAAGTCATTTTAAAATGACTGGTGGTAAAGTTACATCTTATGATTATAATACTCCTTCACTTGGTATTTATAACCAATCAAGTAAAGTTACATTATATCAAGTAAGCATAGAATCTAACAGAGTAATAGAGAGTTGGAATAATGGAGTCAGTAATTTTGAAAATTGTACTTTTATATTTAATACAACTTATGCTTTAGCAAACCCATCTTCACAAAGAATTTATATCTGGGAAGACAATGGCAATACTTCTACTTTTACTGGTTGCACTTTTGATTTAAATAATTTATCACTAGGAATTAGAACGTCTGTTAATGGTGCACAATTTTGGGTAGATTCTGGTACTTTTTTAAATACAGGTGCCAGTCCAGCACTTATTTCAAGTTTTAATTCAATAATATATGCTCCTTTAGTTACTGCAATTCCAAAAGTAGCTGATGCTAGTAGTTATACTTTTTAATTAATAATTAAGTAAATAAAAAATAAAATATAAAGAAATGAATGAATTTAGAGTAAAATATATAAAATTAGCCACTGATTATTTTATAGATTTTCTATCAGAAGAAAATAAAACTTTATTAATTACTGATAAAGACCAAACTGTAATTTTAGATGCTTTTCAAGTTAAGCCTGGTAATAAATATAAATTTTTAGATTGGGTACAAAAAGCTAGAATTAAATGGAATTTTCCTGCTTCTTGGAGCGGTAATCCTACTGATATGGTTCTTACAGAAGACATATATAAATTTGGTGTCCTAGAGTCCGTAAATACTAACTTATGGTTAAATGTTACAGCTTTTCCTGGAATTACTTTCCCAGACACTACAATAACAGATCTTGAAGGTAATACAATTGTTATTCCTGGTGGAGGAACCCCTCCAACCATTACTACAAATAATAGAACATTTGCAGAAATGTATGCACTAGCAACTTCACAAGGTGTATTCTTTGGAGATATTGAGATGCCAGAACTATATGTTGGTACAGCAACTCCAGGAGGAGATTTATTTGTATTATCCGTATAATAAATAAAAATGACAAGAGCAGAATTAGAGAAACTTTTTGGTTATAAAGCAGGAAGAAAATTATACAACTTATTATATAGTAGTTGTGCTAACTTTTGCTGCATGGTAAAAGATTGTTTAGGAATTAGTCCTTCAGGTAGTCCAACATTATATTTAAATCAACAAGGAGAGTGGAGTGCTACAACAGGTCCTCAAGGACCACAGGGGCCACAAGGTATCCAAGGTATTCAAGGAGTGCAGGGCCCTCAAGGTGCAGCTTTAACTGTATTAGGTTCTTATCCTGACCTTGCTTCATTTTTAGCAGGTGCAGGAGCAAGTCCAGGAAATCCAGGAGATGCTTGGATTATAGAATCTGATGGTTCTTTATATGTATGGCATACAATAACTAATACTTGGGATGATGTGGGAGATTTACAAGGACCACAAGGTTTACAAGGTCCTCAAGGTATTCAGGGAATACAGGGAATACAAGGAGTACCAGGTCCAGTAGGATTGCCAGGATTGTTTGCACAAACAGCAAATAGCTCACCTATTACAGGTACAACAGTAGAAACTACATTAATCAATGGAGGTGTTGGAACATTAAGTGTTCCTGCAAATGGATTCCAAATAGGAGATAGTTTTAGAGCTATATTTGGAGGGGTTATGTCAGTGGCAAATAATCAAACTATTAGAATTAGAGTTAAAGCAAATGGTAGTACATTATTAGATAGTGGCGCACAATCAATTACAAATATAACTAATGGTATTTTTTCTCTTAATATAGATTTTACTGTAAGACAATTAGGCGGGGCAGGAGTGGCTTCAATAGTTTCATTGGGTACATTTCACTATAATAAAACATCTAATGCAGTTACTGAAGGTTTTGGATTTAATGTGGTTAATAACACCACATTCAACACCACTGTAAATAATACTTTAAATGTCACTGTACAATGGGGGTCTAATAATGCTACAAACAATATTTATAGTGATATTTTCATATTAAACAAAACATATTAAAAATAAGATATAATGGCATTTTTAGAGAAAAAATTATTGAGTAAAAAAGATTTATTCATTTTGTTTGGACAAAAAGCAGGTAAAAATTTATATAATTTAATTTATAAATGTTGTTCTTCTTGTTTTAATAAATCTTATACAGTTAGTTTAAGTCAATTTGGAGCAAATAATGAACCTCAAGTTGCAGTTGAATTTAGCAATAGTTTACAAGTGGTAGCAACTTACTCTTATATCAATCCAGGAGAATATGCAGTTATATTTGATAAACCTATTTTTAATAGTCCTCTTGATTATGCAGTTATTTTAAATAATAGTTTTTATGTAGGACCTGATTTATATACCATTCAAGTAGTTCCTACTTTTGTTAACTCTGTACTTATAACATCTTATAAAAACGGATCTCCTTCAGATGACTTAATAGGAACAGGTGTTCCTTGTATTTTAGATATTAAAACTTTTTAATTAATTATGAGCAATTTTACAGAAGAATCTTTATTAAAAACATTAAAAGCCAAGTATGCGTACTTGAAAGATAATGATGAAACCGCTATGAGAGTTTATAATTTAATTTTAAAGAAATAATGGGAAAGTATATAAACGCCTTTATAGTATCAATAATAACTTTTTTCTCCCCTATATATGGGCTTTTATTAGCTGTTGGTGCCATGATTTTTATGGACACTATATTAGGGGTTACAAAAGCAATTAAACTCGAAGGATGGGAATCTGTTACGTCAAGAAAGGCAAGCGTTATTATAAGCAAATTCCTACTTTATCAATTAACAGTGATAACCTTCTTTATAATAGATTATAATTTAATAAATGAGTTTACTAAATTACATTATCAGAATGATTATTTACTAACTAAATTCATAACGCTATCTTTATGTTTCGTTGAAGCAAAAAGTATAGATGAAAACATAAAAGCAATCTTTGGTTTTTCTATTTGGACAAATCTAAAAGAAGTTTTAATAAGAACACAAGAAATAAAGAAAACTACAAAAATCCTTAAAAAATAAAACTATGAAATTCCTAAGAGAAATGTTTAGCGATGACAACTCAATCAATGAGAAATCTGTCATTGGATTCCTAGCCTTTATTATGATGTCCTTATTTGCAATTGTAGATATTGTTACAGGATATTTAGGCAAAGAACTTGTTGTAAATGAATTTATATTCAATGCTTTTGAAGTGCTTGTATTAGGTTCATTCGGTATTGCTGCAACAGAAAAAATTACAAACATTATAAAATCTAATAAAAAAGAAGAAAATGAGTCTGAGTAAATTACAAGAGAAAATAGGAGTAACCGCTGACGGAGCGTTTGGCCCTGGAACAATGAAAGCTGCTATGGCTTTTTATGGTTTTACACCTGAAAGAGCTGCACATTTTTTTGCCCAAACTGCACATGAGTCTGGAAACTTTAAAGCTTTTTCTGAAAACTTAAACTATTCTGCTGATGGATTGGTTAAGATATTTGGTAAATATTTTACAGCAGCTACAGCTCCTAGTTATGCAAGAAACCCTGAAAAAATTGCTAACAAAGTATATTCTTCAAGAATGGGTAATGGTGATGAAGCATCAGGAGATGGTTGGAAATTTAGAGGAAGAGGAGCTCTTCAATTAACAGGTAAATCTAACTATCAAGCATTTGCAGATTATTTAGGTAATCCAGAGATTATGAATAACCCTGATTTAGTAGCTGGAGAACTTTCTTTTGAGTCTGCTAAATTCTTCTTTGACAAAAACAAACTATGGGACATCTGTGATAAAGGTGTAACTAAAGAAACTATACTAGCTCTTACTAAAAGAATTAATGGCGGAACCCATGGAATAACTGACAGAGAAGAAAAGACATTTAAATACTATACATACGTTAAGTAATATGAAATATATACTCATAATCCTTGTTATTTTATTTGGGACATATATGTGGGTTTCACATAATAAACTTGCCCATGATGAAGCTATAATCCAAAGACTAGAAGATAGTCTTTCTCAAAAAATAGATACACTTATAGTAGACAGGGAAGTAGTGAAAGATCATTATATTAAATCTAAAGAAGTTGTATATAAAATAGATGAAAGATATACCGCAGGTAAAGATTCTGTGTGTGATAGCTTAGTGGTGGCCTTAAAACACTCTTTGGTAAATTGTGATAAAGTAATAGTTAAGTCTGATACTTTAATTAAAACTTTATTAGTAAGAGATACAGTTAGAGTAAAACATATACAATACCTGCAAGCTAGAAATAAATTTTCTTTAATTGCAGGGCCTACATTATCTTTTACGCCACAAGGAATTCAACCTGGTATAGGAGTTGCCTTTGGAATAAAAATAAAGTAGAATGAATATTACTTATTTAAATTTTTTACCTAATTTTGGATTTGATAATACAATTTATTATCTAAACCCAGAAGGTAAATTTTATGGATGGGATAAAAATAATAGTAGATTTTATAATTTATCTACTCCTGCTTTAAATGATGTAGAGGGAATTTCTTTTGATAATTTACAAGAAGGAGATGTGTTATCTTACGATAGTGTTTCTCAAACTTGGATTAACAAAGTTAGCAGTACATCCCCAGGAGTCAACTCTTTTAACGAAAGACAAGGAGATGTGTATTTGTTAGGATCAGATGTAACTTATGCCTTGGAATATACCCCTGAAAATGAAGCAAATAAAACATCAACAGTAGCTGGTAATGAAACTTCAGAAGCTTATTTTCCTACAATAAAGGGTTTAGTTGATTGGGTAAATTCTTTATTTATAACTATAAATGCTAATTTTAATTGGTATATAAAAGGAGAGGCAAGTTGGAATCTTAAAGATTTAGACACTGATACTACTTTTTTTAAAGTTAATACTAATGGTAATGTATTAATAGGTACTGACGTAGAAGAACCTTCCTCCATATTAAATATAAATTCAACAGTAAAAGGATTCTTACCCCCAAGAATGACAGCAGAGGCAAGAAGATCAATATCTATGCCAGCTATAGGGTTAATGGTATATCAAACTGATGAAGAAGAGGGCTTATATATAAATAAGTCTGAAGGATGGGTTTTTATTAGATAACCCATAAAACATATAAATTGTAAAAAAATTAAAATAATTAAAAAAAATACATTATGCAATTATCAGAAAATTTATCATTAGCAGAAGTTATAAGATCAGAAACTGCTAAAAGAAAAGGAGTTAGTAATATGCCAACTCCAGAACACATTGAAAACTTTAAACTATTGGCCACAAAAATATTTCAGCCTATTAGAGAGCATTTTGCAAAGCCAATCCATATTTCTTCTGGTTATAGGAGTGCTGCTTTAAATAAAGCAATTGGTGGTGCTGCATCTTCTCAACATTGCACTGGAGAAGCTATTGATATTGATATGGATGGAACATCTATAACAAATGCTCAAATTTTTAACTATATTAAAGATAATTTAATCTGGGATCAATTAATCTGGGAGTTTGGGACCAAAGATAACCCTGATTGGGTACATGTATCTTACGAGTCTACAGGAAAGCAAAGAAAACAAATCCTTGTGGCTACAAAATCAGGAGGAAAAACTGTTTATACTCCATATAAATAAAAAAACTATTGACAGTTAGAAATATTGTTGTATATTTGCAGCATATTTATCTCACTGAGACAAATTTCTGGTGCCTGACGTTTGAGGGGAAACCCTGGTTCATAAGATTTCACTAGATAGTTTTAAATAAGTAAGGACCTCCGAGGATTAACAATTCAGATACCTTCAGGGAAAGGAGAGGAAAAATAGGATCAAATGACGTAAGAATTGGGCTTCCCAGTTTCCTATAAAATACACGATAGTAAATATTCCTAAGTACAGAAATGTATATGGAAATTTATGAACGAACTTACCAATAGAAACAAGATAGATGCGTTTATTGTAAAGTATTCAGATTTCCTAGATTTTTTCTCGGGAGAACCCTCTATTTCTTTAAATAATTACTATAATCTAAGTTCTAGTAATATGCTCTAACTATGTCCAAAAAAAAATACAAAAAAATACATTTTTTTCTTTGAATTAAAAAAAAAGTAGTATCTTTGCATCAGATAAATATATAGATAGAGCAATTCTGTCGGATACCCCTTGCTGATTCCCTTTGAGCAAGGGGTATTTTTTTTTCTAAAAACTAATAAAATCATAATTTTTTTTTACTTTTGTAAGAAATTATGTGCCATTAATAAAAAAATGTTTATTTTTGCATAAAAATAATAAAAATGATAGTACAAAAAACAATAGATAAATTTTTAAATTGGAGAGAAAATAATCAAAATTACCTACAATTTGGAAGACCAAGTAAAAAAGCATTGCTTAAAAGACTTAACAGGGAAGGGTTTAATCTATGTCCAGAAGAGTTAAGTTTTTTACTTAAACAATCAGGAAGGAATTCATTTATAAAAGAAAAAGTAAATGAAGGCACTAATGTATGGGTTCCTACAGAAATGGTAGATACAGTTAAAGAATTAAACGCCATCTATCAAGAAAGTAAGAAACTAGGGTTAGATGTGGGAGACGTAAAGCATGGGTGGTTAAAAACACAAGATGCTTCAATGTTTTTTACTAATCCTTTATACAAGAAAAAGGAAGAAGATGGGTTTTATAATGAACTAATAGAAGATTTACAAAATTTTTCTCCCTCTTTTCCTGTAATAAAAAGGACCCCTAGCAGTGAGGGCCATCTATTAATCATAGATCCTGCTGATATTCATATCGGGAAGTTAGCTATGGCTTTTGAAACAGGAGACGAATATAACACTAAAATTGCAGTAGAAAGAGTTTTAAAAGGAGTACAGGGTATTTTAGACAAGACATCAGGATTTAATATTGACCAAATTCTTTTTGTAGGCGGAAACGATATTTTACACATTGATACCCCAAAAAGAACTACAACAAGTGGAACGCCACAAGATACAGACGGAATGTGGTATTCTAATTTCTTAGTAGCCAAACAGTTATATATAGATGTATTAATGATGTTAATGCCAGTGGCAGATGTTCATTTCACTTTTAACCCATCGAACCATGACTACACCAATGGCTTCTTTTTAGCAGATGTTATCAAAACATACTTTAAAGATTGTAAGAACATAACATTTGATTGTTCTATTGCCCACAGAAAGTATTATAAGTATTATAACAACTTAATAGGAACCACTCATGGAGATGGGGCTAGACAAGCAGATTTGCCATTATTAATGGCTCATGAAAGTAAGGATTGGAGCGATTGTAAGCATAGATATATTTATACCCACCATGTGCACCACAAGACAGCAAAAGATCATATAGGGGTTACAATTGAAAGTTTGAGAAGTCCTAGTGCTTCAGATAGCTGGCATAGTAGAAATGGATATACAGGAGTTCCAAAGGCAATAGAAGGTTTTTTACATCATAAAGAATTTGGTCAAATAAGCCGAATTACGCATATATTTAACTAAGATTATGACAACTTTTTTCTATTCTAAAGGAGGTCCTATAAATAACAACCAAAGCAATAATGGTGAGGGAGAACAGGCTATAAATTTAATAGACATTTATAGATACTTTCTTTCTCACCCTTTATGCAAATTTAGAAACATGCCTTATCAAATTTTTTTAGCAAGTTATACAAATTGGTTAGAAGCGCAATATAATTAAAAATAAAATATTATGACAATAAGAGAAATTATAAGTGGTTATAGAGTACCTATAGATCATGGTCTTCCTACAGATGACACAGATTTTCCTACAAAATACATCTATCATTTAATGAAATTAGCTAGAGCTAAGTTAATATATGACAGAATAAATGATCCTAGGTTTAATTATAATTTAGCTTTACAAACTTTAGAATGTGTGGAGCTTCAATTAGCAGAAACTAACGAATGTTGTGAAAAGATTCCTTCAGGATGCAAGTGGTTGAAATCAAAAAAACCTATACCTGAAACTATCAATAATATGATTAATAAAGTGTACAATGATAGGGGAGACACTTACAATAGAGTACTATCTGAGTCTTCTAACTCATTTAAAAGATATTCTTTTATTGAAGAAAGTGATTTTAAATATTTGATTAAAAATGGTTATTTATTTGTACCAGATTTAGATAGCCCTCAATGGGTAAAAATTGAAGGATTATTTTATGATGATGAAGTAATTAAAGCTACATGTGGGCCAGTGTGTGATTTATTAGACACAGAATTTCCTTTAGACAGCAGATTGGTCACAACTATGTATTCTATCATGAATGAAATGATAATGAAAGTATATCCTTACTTTAAGAAGGATGTTACAAATGACAGCACAACTGATGATACATTAAATAATGCGAAAGGTAAGTAATAAACCAAAGCCTTTTTATTCTCTAACTCAAGTAGCAAAGGATAGCAATTTTGAGGATAAGCAAACCTATAAAAGAGTTGTAGAGGAGATATTTAAAGTTGCGGGAGAAAAACTTATATATAAAAATAGAGTTAGTCTTGCGGGATTGGGTGTATTTTATTTAAGTGCTTATAAGTCTAATAAGAGATTAGTAGATTTTGGGATGACAAAAAAACTAGGTAAAACTATTTATTATACAAATTTTCATTCAAATAGGGTTAGGTATAAAATATCTTGGGGAAAAAGTATAAGAACAAAGTATTATCTTTTTAAACCATATAGATTTTTAAACCGAGAATTAGCTAAAAAAATAATAAACGATGATTAACATAGAACTAGTACCTATAAGTACTGTAATTGAAAACTGGAAACAAATTGCAGTATCAGAATTAAATTTTAACGAAGATCTACTTACTGAGTGGATCTTAGATGCTTATAATGATATTGGAACTTATAAGCAATATAAAGAAAGAGTACAGAGACTTAAAGTGAGAAACTACAAGGCACAACTTCCTTGTGGATTTAGACAGTCTTTATATGTATTGGCACAGCCTTTACGCCCTCAAGAAGAAGCTTTTTTCTTGACAGAATACATTAGACAGGAACCAGGAAATGAAAACTGTACCTGGGAGTATAAAAGAGTTTGTAAGTGCCCTGAAGATAAACATTGTAGTTGTGAACAAAACTACATAGAAACAGCAGGATACTTATTTATCAATAATTTAGAAAGAGCGAAGGGTTTCAAGTTTGCAACAGTGCAAGACTTTACGCAATGGTATTCTACAAATCCAAGAAAATGGGTGGTATTGCAGCCTCAAAAAAATGAAGTATCCCTTTTAAACTATAGAGAATTAGGCATTCATTTAAATCCTTCACATTCTTTTACTATAGATAATGGATATATTATAACAGACTTTAAAGAAGCCGATCTATTGATTGGTTATTTAGGTATACCAATAGGAGAAGATGGTCTTCCTTTAGTTCCCAATATGGGAAGTTATACAAATGCTTTGATTGCGGCCTTAGAAAGAAAATTTGCTTATATACAATATAGAAAAAGTAGAAGTGGGGCTGATTTAAATTTCTTCCAACTATCTGATAGAGAATATTCAAAATGGAAAGTTAAAGCGAGAGAAGATATGAATGCTCAAACATTTGAAGAAATGTGGGCTATGGGAGAAGCTACAAATCAATTTTTGGTCCCTAACGAATATCATGGTTTAGATCAGAGAAAATCACAAAAAATAAATAACGGATTTACAAGATATTAATAAGTTAATGTATGGCAGAGCAAAATAACAATAACACAAGAAGTCTTCAAGATGTAAAAAATTATACCTTCACCAAGGGTATGAATGATGATGCTTCTCCAGAAGCCCAGCCTGCAGATACCTACAGAGCGGCTTTGAATATGGTGAAAGAATCTTCTGAAGGAGATGAAAACTTTTTAACCACAGAGTATTCTAATGCGTTTAGAATAAAGCTTCCAGGAAAAGTTTTACATTCTAATTTGATTAAGCAATTAAATCAAGTTGTAGTATTCTTGCACACAAATCAAATAGGATTATATGACCCTAATTTAAATACTTACACTACTTTGTATTCAGATCCTGCATTAGATCTTTCTATATACTTAGAATCAGTGTCATTTACAAAAACAGAATGTGAAGATATTGTTCTTATTTTTTGGGATGGTAAAAATAGAGTGAGAAATATTAATGTAACTAAGTATCTAAAAGAAGGCCCAGGATCAGGTAATGTAGAAGATTTAGACTTATTTAAAACTGCTGAAACTTGTATTAATTTAGCAGATGTAAGTTTTATTGAGAATGCTGCTTATAATGTAGATGCTGGAGTTTATAGGCCTTTTATTCAATATGAAGATATTGATGGTAATACTACTAACTATTACATTATAAATGAAAATATCCCATTAATAGAAGATAGTATCTCTGGAACATTTCAATATATTGACGGTAACCCGTCTAAGATTTTAAATAAAAGTATTGTATTATTGTTTAATAATGTAGACACTAAATACCCTTTTATGAACATAGGGTTTATAAAAACAGTTAATGGGGTGTCTACTTCTTTTATATTTAAAAGACTACAACCTGTTACAGAAAATATGACGGTTACTTACGGGGGAGATATTACTTTTACTCAAACAGTAGATTTGGCCGAAGTTTTAAATAAAAGAGCTTTTTATGTTTCTGCAAAGCATGGATTGATTTATAATAATAAACTATTAATTGCGGGAGTAAGAGGTATTAAAAATGTTGATTATCAGCCTTATGCAAATGATATAACTGTAAAATATGTTACAGGTAAAATAAATTTAAGTAGAACAAAAGGATACAAAAATCCTGAACATATTATTCATCATAAGTCTTGGATGAGAGATGAAAACTATATGATTGGAATTGTTTTAGAATTTGAGGATATGTCAGAGTCTCCTGTATTTCCTCTAATTAATAGAAAGTATGATAATTTTCCTGAATTTGGACAACCTGGTAGACCTGAAACTAATGATACAGTCCTATGTTGTACAGATGATAGAAAATATTGGAAAGAAGTAAATACTGCTAAGAGAACTATGTATAATCATTTTGCTGGAGACCTTAGTGTCACTGATTTTTGTTCAGGAACTATAGATACAGAAAGTAATAATGTTAGATCTGAGGGATATTTAGGTTATTTTGAATCAGAAGAAAGATACCCTGTAATACCTAGATGTGGAGACAATACAGGATCATTAAATCCTGATGATTATATGTATCCTATTGAAGTTATAGATGGTAAGGTTTTTGGAAAGCATATTACATTGTTTAAAATGCCAGATTCTACTATTGAACCTTTTCATAATAATCTGACAGATACTTATGCTATTGAGGAAAATAAAAACAGATATGATAGTAAATATGATAGCTTAGAAATATATCCTCTAGGTATTAAATTAGAAGGGGTAGAAATGCCTACACTAGAAGAAACTGGAGGAGTTAAAGTTACAGGATATAGAGTGGTATATGTAAGAAGAGATACTTTTAATAAATCAGTACAAGATAAGGGTTGGTTTGTTGAAATGTTCAAAAACAATCTTAATGGACAAGATTTTATATATCCTAAACATAATGTTAATGCCGCAGCTAAATGGGATTATTTTTCAAATCTTAGAGATAAAACTATAGAAACTTCTAGTCCTATTCAAGACTTTGTTGCAAACTGTGGATATGGTACACATTATGATAATGGTATTATGTTTTATGGGGGAAACACACTGTTTTCTCAACAAGGATTAAACGTAAATCATGTTAAGATAGAGCAGCAGTATAATACCGTAGGATATTATATAGATTCTGTAAATGGAGTAAATACTACTCCTGGAGGAAGTGCTGGTGCTGGGGTGATAGATCCTTCTACATTTAAAGATAAAGATGGTAGATTGAGATCTGCTGCAGTTCAAATATATAACTTTTATGATTATGGATATGTACAATCTGATAATATAAGTATAGATAGAAGCAAAGGATATTTTAATAGAACAGAAGATATTTATCAATTTAAAAATATTTGTACAGATAATTATTCTTATGTAAATGATAATGTAATCTTAAATAAAATATTAAACTCTGAATATTCTTTAGTTAATTTTTACAGAGAAAGTGGTGTTTATTTAGATTTTAATAATCCTACAGATTTGTCATTTAATAAAAATTATAAATCTTATTATAATCAAACTTTTACTGTAGCGAGCACTACTACAGTAACTATTACGGTTAATGCTGCTATTTCTATTGGGCAAATAGTAACTATTACAGACTTAGGCTCTTGTAGTTCTAGTTCTATATTTGGACCTATAGGTAGACAGTTTAGTGTTGTTAATAGTACTACATTACAAGTAATAGGGACTCCTTTTACTTTACCCCAAGTGGGCAGTACTTGTAATACTATTGACTATAATGTAACTATTATTAGACAATATTTCAACTCAGATACAAGTAGTAAGAAATGTTTTACCGCTTCAGGGGGAAGTTCTCTTCCATTTACTCTTAATACAGTAAATAATTATACTATATTAAATTCTACTCAAATAAGACTTAACGGTCAAACCCCAGGTACTTATGTTGTAAATGAAAGATATTTTGTTTATGCTCCAGGAGTATTCTCTCCTTTATTACCAGGAGATGAATTTGAAGTTACAAGTCTAGGCCCTATTTCTGGATTTCCTCCAACGCAAACTGTTACACTTACAAAGATAAACTCAGGTCCTATTGGATCAATAAGTTCTACCTTTAATTTTTTACTGTTGCAAAAAATACCTAACTTTGCAGCAGAACAAACTTTTACAGTAGCTACTGGAAGTACTGTAACTTATAATAATAACTACCCTGTAGGCACCACAATTACTGTAAGTAATTCTACTAACCCTTCAATAATAGCTAATACAAATACTTTTATTGTAACAAATAGCACTACTTTAACTTTAACGGGGGGTCCTCCTCTTACTTTAATAGGGTCTACTGCTGATGTTTTTGTGACAGCTTCCGCTCCTTTTGTTCCATCAGGTGTTTCTTATTTTGATGATTATTTGGATAATACTACTGCCACAGGAATATTAGATGAATGTAATATTGGTTATATTTATTATGGGTCTATAAAAAATAATCTACCAAGACAATATGGAAGTATTGATGATATGTTTTTTATTGATACAGGATTAAAGGCATGTGCAAACCAAAAAACTTTAACAGGATTTTACGGAGATAGTTATATAAATACTTTTTCTTTTGTAAGAACAGGTGTTACAGGTATGTTAGAGGATTCTTTTATAGATGATAATAGTGCTGCTTGGATGGATAGAAATGATGCTACATATACAATTCAACAAATTATAGGAAGAGGTAAAGATTCTTATCTTTTAAATCTCTACTTAGCACAAAAGGCTAATGTAACTCTTATAAATACAGTTACAGAGTCTGACGTAAACTTAGACCTAAGATATGAAGGACCTACTTTTAATGAAGTATATTACCCTAAATTATCTAATGGTAAATATTATCTATTCTCTACAAGAAAAAATGAATATGCAGAAGATTGTTATTTAAATACTTATTTTTATGAGTTAATTTGTAGGGACCAAAACGATAATTGTACATCTACTAATTATGATGAAGTAGAGTATAATGATGCTTATAAAAACTTCCATAACAATAAAATAAATCTAAATAATGATTATAATGAGTTGAATGGGATGAGGTTTAAGCTATTTAAGCCTATTAATGCTCAATATAAAACTTGTGATTGTGATGCAGAATATGACAATAGAATCGCCATATCAACTGCAGATAATCAATCAGTTGGAAGATTAAATTATAGCAAGTTTCTTACAAATAGTTTTGTCACTCTTCCTCACAAAGAAGGAAAGATAACAAACTTATTTAAAGAGAGTCAAGTTTTATATGCACATACTACAGATAATATTTGGAGACTATTGACTCTTGAGTCAAAATTACAGGCAGATAATAATCTAGTGTATTTAGGTACAAATGATTTTCTAAGTGCACAACAATTAGAGTTGTTTGCATCTAATGAAGGTTATATGGGATTGCAAGATAAAAGATTTTCTTTCCAAAACAATACTGGATATTTCTTTGCAGACTTAAAAAGCCAAACATTAAACCTAATGTCTGGAGGTAAATTAGACGCAGTTTCTACTTACGGTATGAATAGCTTCTTTAAGAATCAATGGAATACATACTTTAATTCTTACGGGGCTTCTACAAACACTAACTTACCTATTATACCTCAATCAAACCCAGATTTATCCACAGTGGAGATTTATTTTGGATATGATTATAGACATAGAAGACTTCTTCTAACAGATAAGACAAATGGGTTTACTATTAGTTATTATCCAGAAGATAAAGCGTTTTTCTCTTTCCATTCTTACCTTCCAATGGCATATATTCAGAATAGAGATACTTTCTTTACTCAGGATGATAATTATAATCTTTATATACACGAAGATAACTTTAATTCTTATAGAAAATTCTACGGAGTTAATTACCCTTCACTGATAGATGCAGTATTTACCTATCATCCATTGGTATACACAACACTTAACAATGTTGGTATGAAAATAGATGCGTATAAAAATGTTAATGGACAGTTGTTGATTACTAACGAAATCCCTACAAGTTTGCAGGTTTGGACTAGCAGACAACATAGTGGTGAAATAATGTTAAAAACTCCTATTAATGCTGATTACATGGAGAATGTTGTACTAAATAATCAACCTAACCCCATAATAAACGGTATTGTATATTGTAATAACTTGGCTAACTATGTATTAGACGATACTGTCAATTTTGTTACTGGAGATATTTTCCCAGTTGCTAATGCCAATGTGAGTTTTTCTAAGAATTGGACTGAGGTAGACAGGATTGAAAACAACTTTTTCAATTATAGAGTCAAGATAGACAACAAAGATTTAGAAAATTTAAAATTTATACTTAAATTTACAGTTCTTAACTACAACATATCCATGCGTTAATGGCTAAAGGTAAAAA